ACCTCATCAACAAATTCATTCAATTCATTCAATTCATTCAGAACATAAAATTATTGAACCAGAAAATATTATTGATCAAATTTCTCCTCCCAACCAACAAATTAAAAATGACGTAAGAAAAGAATATGATGATTTAAGTGAACCTCCTAAAAATGATAAGTTTACAGTTTTTATAAATAAATCAAATGAGAATAATTATGATGAAACAATTTAACAAAAAAAATTATGTCATTAAATATTATTAGTAATGGAAATAATTAAAAATCCTGTTGTTATTGGATTTGGCTCATCAGTTCTCACATATTTTTTTATCGAATGGAGAAAAAAAAAGAAAGAAAAAGAAAATGTTAAGAATAAATTCGAAATAAATCAATTATTAATATCTTTTGTAGTTGGTTTTATTGTTTGGTTTATAGCGTACGGGTTTTTAGAATTAAGAACAACCAAAACACCTAATAAATTATTGGGAGGTCTTCCATCCGCTTTACCTGAAAAATCAATGTTTCTAAAAGATACATTATCTTCAAGCGATTCACCAAAATTTCCCGTTTCAATTCCTCAAAAACCTGTTCCCGAAGTTCTTATTGATATGATTTAATAAATAATTATTATTTATTAAGTCTCATTTGTTCCTGCGATTTTTAATGTGTTTTTTTAATAAATATTAAATGTATAATGGAACTACCAAATGAAATTCAAAATTCCATTAAAGATACAATTAAATTTAACTTTCCTGATACTTCTTGTGATGGTATTATAACAGATTTAATTGTTAGTCTTCGTTATACTGTCAATAAAATTTACTTTGATTCTGACTTTCCAACAACATATCCCGAAATCTTTAATAATTATGCAAAAACAATTTATAAAAATTATACCATTTACAAGTGTGCTCTTAATTTAAAAAAAATTACCAAATTTAAAACTATTTCTGGTGAATCCGAAGATGCAACTTATGAAAACATTCCAGATTTTTATTGGAATTATATTTATGAGTAAATATATTAAAACTTTTAATATATTTATTTATGACATATATTATATGAAACTTGAAAAATTTAACATTTCTAACATTTTTAACGATAATAAATCAAAATCTATAATTATTTATGGTTCTGAGAACGGTGGAAAAAGTTCTATTGTTGATTATTTATTAAATAAAGAACCACGATTTAAAAGTGGTATTATAATTGCTCGTGATGATGAATTGGAACAATATTATAGTAAATATAACAAACATTATAAATTACTTAATGCAGAAGAACTTGATTTAACAATACTAAAAAATGTTATTAATAATCAAATTAGTGTTATTTTAAACAGTTATAATAATACACATTTCGTTATTGTTTTTGATAGTTATTTCAAATATATGACCGACATAAATTGTATTGATATCTTACGAGATTTATTTTTTAACTACTTTATTTACAATATTACAATTATTGTTACACTTAACTATCCAGTAATATTAGCTCCTTCTATTTTCAATTATTTTGATTATACTTTTATTCTTGAATCTTATGGATTAAAAGAACGCATTAAATTATACAACTATTATGAAAAATCTATAATGTCGTTTGACCAGTTTAATGAACTAAATAAAAAGTATATTAATAAATATAACATGTTAGTTATTGATAATATTATGAAAAAAAACTATCATTTCAATATTCATAATTAGATTGTATTTATTTAACATAATTTAATATATTAATATTTATAATTAATATATTAAATTGTGTTTATTTAACATAATTTAATATATTAATATTTATAATTAATATATTAAATTGTGTTTATTTAACATATTATATTTTAATATATTATGTTATAATAATGGCTTCACAACAAAATATGACATCATTTAAACAATTTACAGGATTTCCAGATGACAAAGCAAAAAAAATACTCATTATTGGACAACCAGAATGTGGTAAGTCAACTTTAATTGCATCTTTAATTAAAGAAATTAATTATGATAATTTACTCATTGTATCTAAACGGGAAAAAATGGTTCCATTTTACAGACCGTTATTTCCAAATGCAATTGTTCATTACAAATTTACAGAATATATCGTAAAAAATATTTTAAAAATTCAATCTAACGAAATCGGTAACGGAAACCCACTCAAACATATTTTACTCGTTTTAGATGATTGTTTTGTTAGTGACTTTAATTTATCGAAATGTAGTGAAATACATGAACTATTATATAATTCATCAAATTGCAATATAACATGTATTCTAACAATGCAAAATCAATTAATTTCTCCAAATTTACGATCACAATTCGAATATTTTTTCATTTTTGCATATGATAATATTGTTGATCAAAAAAGAATTTATTCCTACTATTTTGGTATGTTTGTTTCATTTGATTATTTTCGTAAAGTTTTTACTAATCTTACTGAAAATCACAATTGTCTAGTTGTGCATAATAAATGTGGCGTACAAATTTGCGATAGAATATTTTATTATGATGTTCCAATTCAAAAACCATTAACTGATGTTCATTTAACACATAAAAAATATAGTGGAAAACAATACAATAAAAAATTAAATGAAAAAATTTTCGGTGTTAGAAAACAACATGATATTGAAAATGAAAATTTAAAAGAATGTGTTGATGCTATACGTGATATATTTAGAGGAATATCAATAGTTTATAAACACATGGTTCCTCATAATCATCATTCAAATGAAGTTATTCATTTTATAGAATTTGCATTGGCAATACTTAGTAATGACGAATCACCATTTCGTGATATTATAGTCCAACAAATGAAAGAACTTGTGGCACAAATAATAGACGCAGATATTGAATCATTAAATAAAGTTAATGTTATAGAGAAAAGAAATGATAATATTACCGAAACATCAGAAGAACCAGAATCTGCTAATGAAAGCGATATTGATCTAAACGATAATGATAAATTAGAAGATGAAAATGAAGATAAATTAGAAGATGAAAATGAAGGTAAATTAGAAGATGATAATGAAGATGATGATTGTTTATCAAGTGTTAGTAGTATTTCAAGTTGTAATGAAGTTGGTTTATTTAGGAAATAAAATATAATTCGTATTATTATAATATGAATTATAATGCTAAAAATAAATTACCAATACAAGAATTTGACCTGTCTAATCTACGAACACAGTCAGAACCGGGTAAAGGAATGTCTATTGTTATTATCGCTCCAACTGGAAGCGGTAAGTCGTGGGTTGTTCGTGCAATTCTTAACGAAATTAAAGATTATCCAGTCGGTATAATTATATCAAGAACAGAACATATTGATCGATTTTATAGTGATTTTTGTCCCGAAACATATATATATGATAACTATACACCATCAATAATAAAGAAAGTATTTAGAAGACAAGCAATTGTCCTTGCCAAAGCGAAAAAATATAAGGAACGTGGAAAAGAGTTAGATACCCGATGTTTTATCGTTATGGATGATTGTTTTGCTGACTCTAAAAGTTGGACAAAAGATACTGAAATTAAAACACTTTTATATGAAGGAAGACATTATAATATAACATATATTTTAACAATGCAATATCCATTGGGTATCGCTCCTGATTTACGATCACAATTTAAATATATTTTTGTTTTGGCAAATGATAAATTCAATGATCAAAAAAAAATATATGATCATTATGCTGGAATATTTCCATCATTTTTTGCGTTTCGTGAAATTTATATGCAATTAACAGAAGATCATGGATGTCTTGTCGTTAAGACAGGTAATTCTAAGACTCCATTAGAAAAAATATTTCATTATAAAGCTCCTGACTTGTCATCATCACATTTTATCGTTGGGGGAAAACAATATAAAAAATATCATAAAGTCAATTATAAAAAAGATTGGGATACTGTTCAAGAAAAATTTGATGTTGTCGATTTTTGTAATGAACATAAAAGAAGTAAAGAACATATTAAAATACATTACGAAAAATAAATTAATCTAATACTGACTGACAAAATACTTATTAAGTGCCTCCACTTTTCTAACATCCAAATCTTGACTACTACTAACCCATGGTGATTGTTGTGAGAACATTTTCTCAAATATTTCTGATACATAAACGGGTTCTTCTTCCTCTTCCTTTAATGATCTTGGAATATATCTATATGTTATTATTTCTTTTTGTTCATTAAATATTACTCCAAAACATAATATCATTACTCCTATTATTAATATTATATTTATCATACTATAATATTAATTCATATAATCTTATTCAAAATATTTATTCCTCTGTCAATTTCTTCATCTTCTCTAAATTTTCTTTGAATTGTCGCTCTTCCTCCGTACTATCTTTAACTTCTCCTAATACTTTCTCTCTATCTTGTTCTCTTGATTCTAATAATTTCTTATATTTTTCTTGTAATCTCTTCTTTACACTTGTTCCGTCATGCATATTTCGTCTTACAGTTGTACCCTTCTTTCTCTTCTGAACAGGAACTTGTTTTTCTTCCGTTTTATCTGTATCCGTCGTTTTATCTGTATCAATATTCTTTGTTGCCTCTCCATCTTCCAATGGAATATCATTTTTATCTTGATCTTTATTACTTGTTTTACTCTTAGCCGTTTTTTCATGTGTCTTTCTCATTATTTTTTCCAATCGTTTATCGTTATAATGAACATCCTTTATAGTTGATGGATCTTGATCCCACTCAAACCATGAACCTGTTGCACCAATGTAAGTATCAAAATATTTATCCTTAATGTTATCATTACAATATTTTCCTGCAATTTCATCATTTGAAAATAATCCTCTAAATTTAACTCCATAAACATTTGAATTTAAAATTCCTTCGGGAGACATAAATGAAACTATTATTGATTCCTGACCATCTAATGGTTTCGTTACATCTTTTATCTTCTTTACGATATTTTTTGTTGAATCATCACTTTTAATTTCCGTTTTATCTGGAGTTTCAAATGATACTACTTCATCATTATCAGGCTTATCATACTCTTCCGTTTTTTTCACTATCTCTTCCGTTTGCTTTGCCCTCTTAATTTTACTTTTATATCGTTCTTGCATTCCTGCATTAATTGTATTCTTTTTGTTAATGTTATATTCAACATCACTTTTATCAATTTTATCCTTAATTCTTCTCGCTAATTCATTTAATTCTTTTTCCTTTTTTAACATTACATTTATGTATTCTTGCTCATTCTTAAAATTTCTTCTATTTACATCAGGTGCCCAAATGATCCACTTTCCAATTTCTCCAACATAAATATCAGTATATTTGTCAGTTTCCTCTAATTTTTCTACGTATGCAATTGCATCTTGTCTTGAATCAAATACTGCAAATGGTTTTACTGCCCTTTTCTTATAATTAATTACTTGTTCAGGAGATAAAAATGTAAAAACAATATAATTTTGCTTCGATATCGGTGTATCTTCGTCTAAATAATCTTTTTCTAATCTTTCACTCATTTTAATGTAATATAATTAATGTGTTTTTATATATTATTAATTTTTGTAATTTATTCTCCGTTTTTTACGAACATAAAAAGATTTATTATAATGTTTATTATAATAAATCTTAAACTAAATTACCAGATGGATTACCAAAAGTATCAATTAATTTATTAACTACTTTCGGATCACGATACCAATTATATGTTCCAAATGTATCCATCTTTCCATCTAAATATGCCTTCTCAAATGCACCCTTATTTGTTCCCGTTAAATCATCATATTTATCCTCAATTTTGTATCCTGAAAATTCAGGCATTTCATTATTACTCATTACATACATTTTGTTAATTTTATCAACCATGTCAATGTACTGATTACTGTCTTTATTAATTTTGTTTGAAAAACCTAACCAATCACCAACATATTCGCTTTTTGGAATAACTTCTCCTTCATTTGTTGGACATGCATGTCTTGCACCTAATCCAATTTCCCTAATATATTTAGTTACATTACTTTCGTCTTTATCAACTTGTTCTAATGTATATAATGGTTCTGGAATTGGAACTTCTCCCGCCTTTTCAGGTTCGTTTACTTTTGCAACTTCATCAAATGTTTCCTTTTTTCCTACCTCTTGAACGGCTGTTATAGCTTTTTTTCCAGACGCAAAACTGTTAATTTTTCCTGTAATATCAGTCCATGATGGAATAGTAAAATTCTCCAATTTATCAAATATACTCATTTTTTCTATTTTTTCTTCTTCTTTCCTCTTTAATTCTTCTTCAACTCCTTTACAAATGTATCCACGTAAAAAGCCTCTGGTTTTATTAATAACTCCGAATTTCTTTAGAACGATAAAACCTAAAAATATAATTATCAAAATTATTAACACATTTTCCATATTCATCTCAGTCATTATATATATTTAACAAATAAAATTTTTATTAAATATATATATATATATATAATAGAATTATGAGTTATAAAACATTGTTATTAATTATAATATTTTTTATTGTTTTCTATCTCTATATTTATTTTTCAGAAAATGGTATTGAACATATGGTTAACATTCCATATGACAAAAATATGACATGGTATTCTAAATGTAAAAATGACTTAGGTGAAACTGTGTTAGATATACTAAATCAAAATAATATTAAATACAATGAAAAAAATTGGACTTTATACTTCCCATGCGGTTATACATATAATGACAAGGAATTTAAAGAACTACCAAAAATGTCTAATGCTAAATATTGTCTAATTGACAACATTGATGAATTAGCTGCCAAAGACTATTTATGGAAAAATTTAGTAAGTCATGTGGGTTTAGAAAAAGCAAAAGAAGTTGCTCCAAATACATTTGTTCTTACAGATAAAAGTGATATGGAAAGATTTAATAAGGAATATGATCCTAAAAAAATTTATATTATGAAAAAAAATATACAACGACAAGAAGGATTACTTTTAACAAAAAGTAAAGATGAAATACTAAAAGGTAGTTCACAAGGTTATGTTATAGTTCAGGAATTATTACAAGATCCATATACAATTGATGGAAGAAAAACAAATATGAGATTTTACGTTCTTATTATTTGTGACAAAAACAATTATGATGTTTATGTTTATGATGATGGATTTATGTATTATACAAAAGAAAAATTTGTTAAAAATTCATTACGAACAGAACCAAATATTACGACTGGTTACATTGAACGATCAGTTTATAAAGTTAATCCACTTACTCATAATGATTTAAGGAAATATTTAGATAATCCAAAAAGAACTTTATCTCATTACGAGATAAAAATTAAAGAACAACTAGATAAAGTTAAAAATAATAGAAATATCAAAACGAATGTTAATATGTTAAGTGATGTATTTTTCTTCCAAATATTTCAAACTTTGATGGTTGTTTTTGCTTCGTTTTCTGATAAAATCGGTAAATTATCATACGATAATAATATATATTTTCAAATATTCGGTGTTGATATAGCATCGGATGAAAATTATCATGCTAAAATAATGGAAATTAATAAAGGACCAGATTTAGGTGCAAAAGATGAACGTGATTCAGAATTAAAACATAATATGTTTCGTGATGTTATTAAAAAGTTAGGTGGGATTAATGATACTAATAATAAATTTATTCCTATTTTCATGAAATCTGGAATACATAATCCTCATTATTATATTAACGAAATTTCACCACAATAAATACACATAACATCTATTCGTGGTTTTGGAAATAGTTTGTCAAATAACATTATTACAATTTTAAATAAATATTTATTTAAAATAAATATTTATTTGAAATTTTAATAACATTATTACAATTTTAAATAAATATTTATTTAAAATTTTAATAACTGTACATAACATCTATTCGTGGTTTTGGAAATAGTTTGTCAAATAACATTATTACAATTACTCCAACAGTAAATGACAAAAGCATATTTTCGGTAGAATTGTATTCAAATAACATCTATATTTTAGGTCTCTATTTTTTTTTTTATAATTATTCTCGGTTCAGGTGCAGTAAAGTAATAATATAGTAATGTTAAAAATGATGATATGATAACATATTCTTTTATTATTTCCATTTATATTATTACTGTATATTTTATTTTCTAATAATATAGTAATAATGGAGGAAAAAGATAAGTTAGATCCAAAATATATTATTAATATTGATGCTGAAATAAATTTTAAATGTATTCCGAATATTGAATACATTCCAACACGTCGACATTCAGTTGATGGAGCAATATTTTTTACGGGCGAAATTTACCCTTACCAAATTCATGAAGTCAAAAATCTAATTAAACTAAATCCTCTAATTGAAACTCTTGCACGATCAGGAAGTTCTGATGTTAGTCAACTTATTTCATTACGAAGACAAAGCGAATTATTACAAGAAAAAAATTTACATCAATATTTCTGTATTGAACCTCTTAAAAATGATTATTACTTTGACACTAAAACTAAATCTTTCGTTTATGAATCTGGCGGAATATGGAGGCAAGCCCCTAAATATTTTATTGGTATGCTAAAACGTCAAAATAAAAAAATATTAAAACAATATATCAAATATAATTAATATCAAATGTATTTAATATCAAATTTAATATCAAATTTTATTGATATTAAATATTTTCAATGTCAACATTTAGTAAAAAATCATTATCATTATCACGGTTCGGTTTACGTTTGGGCTTTTGAATTAAATATTTATATTTATACATAAAATAACTAAAAACAGCAATACAAAACAACATAAATAACATAAATGCATTTGGTAAAATATAATCATTATAAAATATACTAAAATGATTAACTTTATTTGGAATTACTTTTACACGTGTCATATTATCAAGGTCATTTAAGGTAATTGAGTTTATTAAATCTGGTGTTGAACCAGAAAATGGATTATTCATTATGTTATTACTATATATATTTATCCTAAATTTTTTATGTCCAAATATATTTCATTTCACAATTCAATTCCTTCGACTCATCTAAAAATAAGTTTTTTAAATACTTATAATTGGGCTTTTCTTGAAATCTTAATTTACGGCAGTACATTACATAATCATAAAAACATTTTGGAATACCTTCACAAAAATCCTCAAAATTAGTGTACATTTTAACTTCCCCTATTAACGTAATTAAATTAACATTTTTACTATGTTTTAAACCTTGCCATGGTAATTTCCCCTTCAAAAAATATAATAACATATATCCTACTGACTCTAAATCATCTCTTCTTGATGCTTCAATACCCATATGTACATTTATACTTGCATATCTCGCCGTTCCAACAAGAGACTTTTCAGTTGCTATTCCTATGTGCTTATTTTTTTCTATATACTGTTTTGATAATCCAAAATCTAACATATATATACGATCTGATTTTCCGTTGTATCCAATTAAAAAATTACTCGGTTTTATATCACGGTGTATAAAACCAGCATCATGAACTTTTTCTAACAATTGAACAATTTCATATCCTAATTTTAAACACGTTCCAATATCAAAATGTTGTTCATTATATATCTGATCTAAACTTTTCCCTAATAATTCCATTACCATTATATTAAATGTTTGTGTTTCTATAAAACTATACACTTTTGGAATACCATATTTTATTCCTTTTCCTCTTAGTTTTTTATAAATATCATATTCTTCCCTTAATCGTTGTGATTTCTTTTTTTCTTCTACCTTACATGCATATATTTTTCCCTTCTCCTTATTAATATCAGTTACTAAATATACATCACCAAATGAACCTGATCCAATCTTATTTATCAATTTATAATTTTCTGAAAATGACTGTTCCATATTATTAATATATTTTCTATACACATAATTTCTTCCTTTATTTTTTCTCACTTTTAATACTTTTTTTTCAATTTTTAATATATAATGAAAAAATCAAATTCTTCAAAATCAATTCTCACAGAAATAAATAAAAATTTTAAAACTATTATAAAAAAAAATTTAGAAAATATTGATGATATATTTATTTTACTTCCCTCTGGAATGAATATAT